TGATACAGAGAGCGAGACGATACAAACGCAGCTTGCTGTGAGCGAGGGTCAAAGATGTACGGGTTGTCAGTCTTGCCATCGGAGTCGGTGTAGGTAGCGAGGCAGTGCGGATACTCCCTGACCCATGCGATGACTTCTGGCGCAACTTGGTTGTCCATAGCCCACTCAGACCACTGGTCAGCATTAGGCTTACGGATACGCAGGAACGACACGCGATTCTTGGCGTGCGCTTCCATCTTGTCACCCAGACCATCGGTAGCCATGTTGGTAGTACCAAACACGACAGAGCCTTCGGGTAGATGGTGCGAGCCGATACGATGCTCAAGCAACAGAGTGAGCAGGGCATTCTGCACAGGTCGCATGGCTTTACCTATCTCGTCAAGCATGACGATGATTGGCTTGTCGGATACGAATAACTTGTTAGGAATAAACTCAAGCGAGTCGTTGACCTTTGGCATTTGTAGGTCGCCGAGGTCGAGTAAGGCGCAGTCAACATAGCGCGGCTCAAGGTCGGTGTCGCGTGACAGTACCCCGAGCATGGCAGACTTACCGATGCCCGCCTCACCCTGAAAGATGAATGTGTTGGTGGTGCCGCAGGTCTTAACGAGGTTAGCAGCTTGGTCGAGTGATACAGTTGTAGTCATGGTTATGATCTCCGTTTGTCTAATTAGACATTTATGTCGTTGTTGTCGTGTGAGTAGGTAGCCTTGCAACCTGCGAACTTACCTTGCAGGTAAGCAGACTCAGGCAGTAGCTCAAGGTTTAGGTTGATGGTGTCCTCGGGCATATTGCCGATGAAGTACATACGCTTGTCGCCGTAGCCGTCATGCTCGATCTTCTCTGCGCGTGACATAGCCTGTGCGATTGCCATCGCATCTTCGACTGGTAGAACGTAGCTGTCGTAACCCCAACGGATGACAGCTTTAGACGTAGGTGTAGACACCTGTTTAGTTTTAGTAGTAGCCATATTGTTTTCCTTAGTTTGTCTAATTAGACATTGTTTTTAGTGGGCGCATTTACCCTAGTTTGTTTACACATTATACCATAGTACCATTGACTTGTCAAATGGAACTAATTCAACCATGAAGGTCGCTTGCGGCGCGTGTACTGCAAGATGCTCGACTTGTCCACGCTGTAGTACAGGCGGTAACAATCAACAGGGTCAACGCCATACTTGAACTGATCGGGCATAGCCAAAGCAAACTTAGTCGGGTTGCTAGCTATCTCCATATCGCGTGGCATGGTGTCGAGGAACCGATGCAGCTTGACGTAAGACTTGTGAGTCTTGTGCATGCCGTACCGAAACTTGTACTCCTCGTGCAGCCAGTGCATGAGCTGATGCAGCCAACGATAGTTAGCCGTGTTCTCAGCAGCCCACAACGTGCATGGATGCTTGGAGTGAGTAGGCTTGTACATCCACTCGTCATGTGACTCGGGCGTGTCGTACATACTGTGAACAGTGCATAGCATCTGAGCTGATTCAAGAATCATCTTCACGACGTGCTTGTCGCAGTGCATACGTGCAGCCATCAACGGGTCATTATCAAGGGCGAAGATATTCATAGACTGCCCCACGGAGTTACGATATTGGTTGAGGTGTACACTTCGTACTCGATGACCTCGTCACCGCCATCCTCACCTTGCCAGAACTGGTCATCAATATCGTCCTGCTCCTCGCCGACTCGCACAAACCTGACGGTTGCGCCTAGCTCCTCGTGGAACCAATCAAAAATACGGATGATGTTGTTTACACCGTCGTATGAGCCGTCCACGTACCACTTGATGCTGTTGTGCATGAAGATGATGCGGTTGTTAGAACGCTCGCAGTGGTTGTCCCAGAACCAGTCGTTATCAATCTCACTGCCGAAGTCAAACTTGAGCTTGGCAGCCAGCATGGCTGCGTTTGCCTCGTCGTCTGTGGGGAACGTTGCCCCGTAAAACACTTGTGATCTATATCCCACTTTGTTTTCCTCTTTTGTCTAATTAGACATTTGGTTTGTTGATTTCATTGGGTTTGCGGGGGATAGGTGTGGTGGGTTCAAATACTGATTTCGACCCTTTGACACCACCCCCGTTAATCAGTGCGCGAACAAAAGCGTACCGATAAAAACTAAAAGCAAAGTTTCCATCACTCGATCTCCTCTCTGTAACGTTCTTCTGAATAGAACCATTCGTAGTCTGCAAACAGCGCAGCTGTCACCTGCTCAGACATTTCTTCGTAGACAGCAAACGCCTCGTCCATCAGAGCCTCGCACTCTTTCTGTGCTAGCTCCTCGAACAACTCCCACTCCATGCCATCGAACACCGAGCCGATATCAATCGGGTCTTCGTCCAGATAGTCATCGTGGTTCTCGAACTGCCAGTCATGCTCAGCCCGAGGGAACCGCGCACTGTGAGCTATGTCGATCAGCGTGTATCTGAGTATCCCTGCGTCAACCGCAGCCATAGCCATCGGGTACTTCGCACGCACTGGTGAGTCAGGCGGCAGTTCGTGCAGGTCAATGTGACACTCCCACACCACGTTGCTATCACCGAGGTAATGCCCGATTGAGTAGTCAAGCGTATTGCGATGTGGCTTGAACTTGGTTGACGATGGCGGGAAGATGTACGGGTCGAACGCCGTACCCCACCCGTTAGATATGCCGATCTTGTTAGTCAGGTATGTAATCTCCTGACACAACCAGTCCTCGTCCACGTCATATCCGTCATGGCACTGCGACTCGTACCACTTCTCGTACGTCATCATTTCTTCAGCTTCCATTAGTGATAGCCCCCATGCTGTGCCGCTTCGATGTCCATATTCATCGCGTCTTCGATCTGGTCGAGCAGCTGCTCCATTGACTCGGCTGCGTCGTCACTTAGATATGGTGTCAAGTCGCTCCACTCACCTGAGTCGTCCATCTCGATGATGATGCGTACACCTGTGATTCGTTTAGTCATATGATTCTCCGTTTGTCTAATTAGACAAAGTAGTACAGGGCGAACCCTGTCACCGCCACACCCAAGCCGAATCCGACTAGAGCTGCGATGAAGTTGTCAAAGGTAGTGCCGCAACGCTTACGCACAGCTTTACCAATTGATTCGTCAAAAACATCTGGGTCAATCATTTATCCACCACTCCGTAATGCGGCGAGCCGCCCATAAAGAAAAGCCAACCAGTCCGGCAGTTACGCCGAAGATAATTAAAAAGAACTCAACAGCCGTCATTGTTCATCTCCGTCATTAGTGCGTCACGTTCTTCCGGCGTGAGCAAGGGTTCATCCCCACGCGCCCGCATTTTGCGTAGTTCTTCGCAGCAGGTGTCGTTGTTGTGGTGAAACTCAACGCACATATTCCAAGCCATCAGAGCTGCGATTGTTGCGTCACTCGGTGTAGATGCCCCGTTACAAAACGTAACGATGTCATCCCAAGACTTCGGGGTCTCCACGATGTTTACTTTCTCGCACTTAGTCATGGTCGTAACCCTCAGTGAATGAGTGAACATCTAGCGCCCACACTGTGTGGCTCGCTTTAGCTTGGTCAGGTTTGAGATACACGTCAGCGCGAACCACTTTGCCCTCGTGGTGCAGCGAGTCGAGCGCAACCCGAGCCTTGTTACTGGCAGCTTGTCGCTCATCGTTGAGCAGTGATGTCCAATCTGGGAACAAGTCACGCGTGATCTGAGCGGTGGTTGCCATCTCTGAGTAGTCCAGAAACTCCATGATGTCCGCCTTGATGTCACGCTGTGGTGGTGGCGGGTCTACTGGTTCTGGTTGAGCTTCGGGTTGCTCCTCGAATTTCAACGCTTCGATAATGTAAGCGCGCCAGTGAATGCCATTCTGGATGTGATACGAATCGTTCGGCACCATCTTGACCTTGACCGGAGAGCCTACGTTGTAGGGCGTGTCCTTGATGAAGTGAGGAGAGATGTAGACCCGCTCGCCATTGTTGAGTGTGGCGAATGCGTCAAAGTTGCGGGTCAGGTTAGTGATTACGGCATCGTGCCATTGAGTTGTGTTAAGCATTTGTTGCTCCGTTAGTTAGTTGTGTTGTGGGGCAGTGCCCCTGTGGTAGCCGCTTTGTCTAATTAGACAAAGAAGCGAAACTTTAAAAGCCTTCGAGTATGTCGATGACGTTGTCTATTTGTTTATTGAAGTTTGTGTTCGTTGGTTTTAGGTTTAGTAGTGCGTAGATAGCTTTATTCATAGCATCTTGCATCTGTTTGTTTTTAAGTGTAGCACGCATCAGCTCGATGTGTACATTGCCGAGTTCTTTATTTTTGTTTAGCAGTTGGTTTAGTTCGTTCATGTTGTTCTCCGGATTATTTAAGTGTGTTGCGTGTAGCAACGAGGTCATCAATGACGCGTTCGATGTGGTCGTCAGTGATGTGTGTTTTGTTTTTACGTAGAGCGTTGAGTGCTTTGGTTAGCATCTCGATTGAGCGGTCATTAGCACGAATGAAGTCAGCGCGTGATTGGCGCATATCATGGTACGCGTGAAGCAGCAGATCATTAGAGTTCATGTTGTTCTCCGTTTGTCTAAATAGACATTTGGTTTAGTTGTTTCGTTCGTTAAATTTGGTTACTGCGGGCATTAGTACCCCCAGTATTAGTATTGTACCACATTCTACCTGACTTGTCAAATGGAAAAATATGGGTCGAGAGGTTGTCTAATTAGACAATGAAGAAATAAAAATAACTCTGTGGGCGCGATAACACTAACCTGTGAGTTAGCGAATGAGATAATAGAATTAGATTGCTGTACTAAAAATGGCGTAAGTTGTTGTTTGTTGAAATTCTGTGTTCCTTTTTTGCGATTGTCAGAGGGAACACGCGAAAGGCTTGGTAATACTGGGCGCTTTCTGATTATGTGTCGAAAACGGTGTTATGTTTGTTCTGTCGGGGGGAACACCGCAAGGCTTTGTGTGGACTGGGTTTGGTCGATTTGTTCCTTTTGTTCCTTTCCGTCCAGTTGAGCATATAAGGTAATCGCGTGGGTACGGTCAGACAATCGCTTTTCAAGTTTCGTGAGAGGTTTATTATTATTAGTAGTAGTAGATAGTAAATAGTAATAATAAGGAACAAAGGAACAAACGTTGCTGCATAAGGGTTTGCGGTGTTCCCACCGACAGAACATTGCGGAACACGTAAAAAGCTATTTGCTTGGAACGCCCGCCACCACTGGGCTACACGTGTTCCCACCTACAAATCGCCCGTCACCGCTAGTCGCCGCAGCGCAGGGTACGGTCTCACTACGGTCACGCCGCGAGAGCGGCGATTTTCTTCGGGCGAAAAAAAACCCCGCCGGAGCGGGGTCAGTTGGTTGAGGTTGCTTATCCTTCGAAGCCGTTGTCGATTGCGAAGTCAGACAAGGTGCGAATGCTCGCCATGTCGCGGGTTTTCTTAGGAAGCGCCGCCCATAGCTCTAGGAATTGTTCGATCTTAGGGATCGCTTTTTCCTTTTGCTCACCATACATTGCGTTGTGCGCCTTCTTTAACGCTTGCAGCGAGATACCGCGAACACGTTTAGCCGAATCGCAATAGCTTGACCATGCCACGTTGATTTCGTCTGCTGACTTGTCAGCGAGATATTTAAGCGCATTCTGATCAGCGCGCGCCATGCTAGGAAGTAGCGAGGATAGTTTGCGCGATTTGATCGCCGCCGGAATATCCTTAGTGAGATTACCCGCGCAGATGTTAAAGCATAGTTTGACGCGGATATCTTCGGCAGCGTTGATCTCTGAAACCTGAACACGTTCAACACCCATTGCGTTGACCGCCTCGATTTCGCCTTTCTCTGACTTAGATACAGTTACAAGTAAAGTTTTCATAATGATTTCCTTTTGTCTAATTAGACATTTGATTTGATAAACGCGGAAAGGAATTCCCCAACCGCGTAGCTATTATCTCATATTACGCCTGACAAGTCAAATGTAACTTTGTCTAATTAGACATACCAAAGGGGGTCGCGCTGCGCGCGTGACAGTACCCGAAGGGCGGGGGGAACAAAGTGACGCCCCATCGCTACTGACTTATTACATGCCAATTTACACGAACAATTCCAAAATTTTACCGAATTCATTGGGCTACAGGGGCATAATGCTGTATCCCGGGAACAACCCAAAAACCTGCTATTCCTGCTATTCCTACTTGCACACTTTGCACACTTGTGCCATACCGCCTATATTCGCCGTACAAGATCTCATCTTGTTTTCCTATGTTGATGACCAACTTCTCCAGCTGTTGGTATTGCCCCCCTACCTTAGGGGGGGTCTTTTTTCCCAGACAGTCAGTATCTATATACCCCCCACCCCGTTTTTAACTTGGAGTCCCTTGCTTTTATTACGTTTAGTGTTTACATTTCGCGTTACTTAGTTCGGAAACACTCCTGCTACGCACATGACATTAGAATTTATGCTTGATAGCGACGACGGTTACCTACCTATGGTTGATAGTGTGCCGGTGGACGCCCCGGATATGAAACTTAACGACCGGGAAGACATCTTTGCGGCAGCCGTTACTGCCGAGGTAATGAAGGAATTGGGCGACGAAGTACCAGTATCTGATGAAGATGCGGTGCTAGCTCAAGACTTATTCCATTCTGCACGCCCCCCAACAAAGGCTGAGAAGAAACTGCCCGGTGTAATGATGCACCTAAACGCAATGCTGACTCAGTATGACCACGCAATTATTGAAGATGCTCAGCAGGTGCGAACTTATGTCACAAACCGACTCATCGAAGAGAGCAATGACGACGACCCAAAGATCAGGATGCGTGCCTTGGAGCTCCTTGGCAAAGTATCAGACGTGGCTCTTTTCACCGAACGCAAAGAAATCACCGTCAAACACCAGTCAGATGAAGAGTTAGAGGATTTGATTCTCGGAAAACTCGACAGATTGATGGGCGAGCCAATAGAAACGACTGCTGAAGAGATCGTTGATGCCGACTTTGTGGAAAGCGTCGACCCCGAGGACATTTTTAAGTGAATTTGGGGAAACTCACACCTCAAAAACTTAAATACCTGCGCGAAAACCTGCACAGTTTTAAAAAAGAAGAGCGAATTCGCATCTTAGAAGCGCTTGAAGAGTTGGACCAGCGCCAAACAAACAAAAAAGCGCGCACATCCCTACTTGCATTCGCCCAGATGATCATGCCGGAGTACAAAATCGGCCCTCATCACAAAAAATTAGCTGAATTGCTCGAAGATATGGCGCACGGGCGCAAAAACCGCACCACCGTCAGCATCGCACCACGTATGGGTAAGTCTCAACTTACCTCTATATTCTTTCCGGCGTGGTTTATTGGCAACTGGCCTGACAAAAAGATCATGATGGTGTCGCACACCGCTGACCTCGCCGTGGATTTTGGTCGTAAGGTGAGAAATATTGTTGCGACAGAAGAGTATAAAGCTGTATTCCCAGATGTAACTCTTGCTGTAGACTCTAAATCCGCGGGGCGTTGGTCCACAAACAAGGGTGGCGAGTATTTCGCGGTCGGTATTGGCGGCGCGATCGCGGGACGGGGCGCTCATCTCCTTGTGATCGACGACCCGCACAACGAACAAGATATCCTCAACGGCAATTTTGACGTTTTCGAGAAAGCGTACGAGTGGTACGCGTATGGTGCTCGGACTCGTCTGATGCCGGGGGGAGCAGTAGCGGTAGTTGCGACTCGCTGGGCTGAGCAAGACCTGATAGGTAAGCTTCAGACAGACATGATTCGTAATCCAGACGCTGACCAATGGGATGTGGTTGAATTCCCAGCTCTGTTTGAAAGAGCAGACGCGCCAGCAGATGCACCAGAAGCAGAACGCTACACAGCACTATGGCCTGAGCAATGGCCCGTTGAAACTTTGCTGAAGACAAAAGCTTCGATGCCCGGTTTTCAGTGGGCTGCACAATACCTCCAGCAACCGACTAACCGTGATGCGTCAATTATTAAGCGTGAGTGGTGGCAAGCTTGGGAAGAAGACAATCCACCGCCGTGTCATTACATCATCATGTCACTTGACGCCGCTGCTGAAAAGAACAACCGTGCTGACTTCACCGCTCTGACGACGTGGGGCATATTTCAGTACGACTCTCCTGAGACTGGTAGACCAGAAGCTGGGATCATACTTCTCAACTCTATTAAAGAACGATTTGAGTTCCCTGAACTGAAACGAATTGCGTGGCAAGAGTATCAAGACTGGGAACCTGATTGGTTCGTTGTGGAGAAGAAGTCGGCAGGTACTGCTCTCTATCAAGAGATGCGTAGAGCTGGCATACCGGTCCAAGAAATAACTCCTACTCGTGCATCAGGCGATAAAATTGCTAGACTTAACGCGGTCTCTGATATATTCGCTTCAGGCATGGTCTGGTATCCGGCGGGTAGAAGATGGGCCGAAGAGGTCGTAGATGAAGTTTGCGGGTTTCCAGCCATGCCTCATGACGACTTGGTTGACTCGACGATCTATGCGCTGATGCGTTTTAGAGACGGCGGGTTTATTCAGCTCCCCAGTGACGACTGGGTAGAAGAAGACAGTTTCGAGCCGATACGCGCGGCTTACTATTAGGATTGAATTATGGCAGTCGAAAAAGCAATGTATGAAGCACCGGTTGGTATTGATAGCGAAGATGCTATGGAGCCAGCACTGGAGATTGAGATCGTCGATCCTGAAGAAGTAAGCGTAAGCCTTGATGGGGTAGAGATTTTTGAGTTCGACGCTGAAGATGAAGAGAACTTCCACCAGAACATTGCAGAACTCCTTGAAGAACAAGCGCTTAGCTTAATCTCAGACGAATTGCTTGAAGCGTACGAAACAGATTTGGAATCACGCGCTGAGTGGGAAGAGACTTATTATGATGGACTTGAGTTACTGGGTCTTAAGATTGAGGATCGCAGTGAACCATGGGAAGGTGCGTTCGGTGTCTACCACCCTGTTTTGGCTGAGGCGGTTGTTAAGTTTCAAGCAGAAACAATTGTGGAAACTTTCCCTGCACAGGGCCCAGTTAAGACGAAACTTATTGGCGCATACTCAAAAGAAAGAACAGAGTCAGCGAACCGAGTAAGAGAAGACATGAACTACATGCTGACTGACGGCATGCCAGATTATCGTTCCGAGCACGAACGTTTGCTTTGGAACTTACCTATTGCAGGCTCTGCGTTTAAGAAGGTGTACTTTGATCCATCACTGGATCGCCCAGTCGCACAGTTTATTCCCGCAGAAGATTTAATTGTTAGCTACGGCACCTCATCGTTAGAGTCTGCACAACGTATTACTCATCGCATGAAGCGTACTCAGAACGAGATGCGCAAAATGCAGGTCAGCGGCTTCTATCGCGACGTGGAGCTTGGAGACCCAGTGGCTGACAATGATGAGGTCAGCAAGAGAAAAGACGAGCTAGGCGGCTATAACGCGTCTCAGGACGATAGATACACACTATTAGAGGTTCATTGCGATCTCGACATCGAAGGCTTCGAGGATACCGATAAAGAAGGTAATCCGACAGGCATCGAGATTCCGTACATCGTGACAATCGAGAAGGGTACGGGCGAAGTATTAAGCATATATAGAAACTATGAGGAAGAAGATGACCGCAAGCGTCGTCTGAATCATTTCTCACATTACAACTACGTACCGGGCTTTGGCTTCTATGGCTTTGGCCTGATTCA